CACATAGAATCTTTTTAGAGCAAATTGAAAATCATTGAGAGCATGATCGTCTTTGAGATGTGGCAGTTCAATAACATCCCCACTGATCAATTTACGACCTAATTTTTCAATAGTATCGTTGATGTGAAAGGTTATAAAAACTGTGTCGTTTTGTAAAAATAATCCAAACTGACTGAGATTGAAATCTAGATCTTGTAGACTGTACACACCTCGCATTACGTAAATGTCGGGATCGTATTTGCGATCTCTATTTTCTAGGAACAGCAAATCCTGTATCTGTGTAGGATCGCTTGTGTTATACACGGGTAGAGTAGGCGAGGCTGGATTACCTGTAGATCCGGGTCCTAGATATCGATGTATAAAAACATCAGTACCTCCAACCTGGAACATTTCCCAGATATTTTTATCTATAAATTTATAATCATTGCCCTTTTCGGGACGGTAAAGACTTAGTCTTGGCATAGTAGTATATTTACCGCTACGATAAATAACAGTATGAGCCAAATAGACCAATCCAAGCAAGAAGTTTTTAGTTATTGCAAAGCCATGCTGGGCGACGGCATGATTGATGTAGAACTAGATCCCGTACATTACGAAACTGCACTAAACAGAGCATTAGGCGTTTTTCGACAGCGTTCAGACAATGCTGTTGAAGAAAGTTATGCGTTTTTAACACTGAGAGAAAACCAGCAAGAATATATTTTGCCAAAAGAAGTACAACAGGTGCGACAGATATTTCGTAGATCAGTTGGTTCAAGAAGCGGCAACGGCACAGGCGGCACAGTATTTGAGCCATTCAACATGGCCTATACCAACACCTATTTGTTGAGTTCAACAAATATGGGAGGACTACTGACCTACGAATTGTTCAGTGGTTATCAAGAATTAGTGGGCAAGATGTTTGGATCTTTCATCAATTTTACTTGGCAACCGCAGAGTCGCAAGATAATGATTCAACAGCGTCCTAGAGGCGACGAAGAAGTAATGTTATGGGTCTATAACACCAAGCCAGATTTTGCCATCATTGACGATACCTATGCTGGACAATGGATCAAAGATTATAGTTTGGCCAACTGCAAGATGATGCTAGGACAAGCCCGTGAAAAGTTTGCTCAAATTGCTGGACCTCAAGGCGGAAGCAGCCTAAACGGTGCAGCAATGAAAGCAGAAGCCACGGCTGAAATTGAAAAACTCACAGATGATTTGATAAAATTAGTACCAGGCGGCCAGGGATATACTTTTATTATAGGTTGACCGCAGCAATATTCTCCTGTATACTTTATACAGTTGGAGAATATTATGATTATTGGAATTTGCGGTTTTATTGGCTCAGGAAAAGACACAGTTGCAGACTACCTAGTGAATTTTCACGAGTTCCGTAGAGAAAGTTTTGCATCAACTCTTAAAGATGCAGTAGCCTCAGTGTTTGGCTGGGATAGAACCATGCTGGAAGGCCGCACCAAAGAAGCCCGTGAATGGCGAGAACAAGTAGATCCATGGTGGGCCGCTAGACTTGATATGCCTACATTGACTCCGAGATGGGTGTTGCAATACTGGGGTACTGAAGTTTGTCGTAAGGCATTCCACGATGATATCTGGATTTCTAGCCTAGAAAACAAACTGCGTAACAGTCGAGATAATATTGTTATTTCAGATTGCAGATTCCCCAATGAAATTGAATCACTAAAACGTGCAGGAGGCAGTATTGTTTGGGTACAAAGAGGCATACTGCCCATCTGGTATGCAGATGCGGTTAGTGCTAATCAAGGCAACAATGTGGGATTGAACGCAATGAAAATGCGCAAGATACACGCCAGCGAGTGGGCTTGGCTAGGTAGTGATTTTGATGTGGTCATTGACAACAACAGTACTATTGATGATCTTTACAGACAGTCAGCCAGTCTAGTAGTCAGCGACAAGATCACCCTGTCGCCAAGTGATTCCTTCTTTGCCTAGTATTTGAGCACAGTTTGAACACACAGTTTTTAAATTGCTGTGGCGACAGTTGTCTAGATTGCCGTCCATATGAAATACTTTAAAAACTTCTTTGTGGGCGCAACGAAATCCACATTTGTCGCATTGATTTTTAATTCGATACCCGGAGCGATACCATCTAGGAATACCAAAACCTAGACCATTAGCCATGCAGATTTCGCACAGGCTTCGATAATAGATCTTGTTGTTCTTTTTATAGTTAACAGCACGGGGTCTAGAACCGCATTTACATAAAGGTCTCATACAGTTATTTAAAAGAAGTAAGCCTTTTCAGCCCCTTTGCCGTCTTGTATATCCTGGGGTTTTTTTGTGATGGCGCTAAATAATAGTACATTGATTTAACCCTAGGAGACAGTCGAATGGCACTAACATCACCAGGCGTAGAAGTACAAGTAATTGACGAGAGTTTTTATACTCCAGCTGAACCAGGTACGGTTCCGTTAATTGTTGTAGCCACTGCTGAAAACAAAATAAACGGAGCTGGCACAGGCACAGCTTCAGGTACCACTGCAGCCAATGCAGGCAAGGTATTTAAAATGACCAGTCAACGAGAACTTGTTGACACATTTGGTTCACCGTTCTTTGAAAAGACAGTATCGGCTAGTCCTATACACGGTGGCGAAAGAAACGAATACGGTCTACTAGCTGCTTACAGCTTGTTGGGCGTTTCAAATTCTGCATTTATCCTACGTGCAGATATCAACCTAAATGAATTAGAAGGTCAAACAGATGCACCGGGAGCGGATCCAGCTGACGGCAAGTGGTGGGTAGACACACAAACTACTACTTGGGGAATCAACGAATGGAATGGCTTGGCATTAGCAGACAGCGGTCAAAAATTTACTGCTAAAACCCCATTGGTACTCACAGACGCTGATCTTGACAACATCAACAGCAATGCTCCAAAAACATCGGTAGGCACAATAGGTGATTATGCTGTGGTGTTTCAAACAGCCGCAGGCGACGGAACATTTTTAGCTGATGATGAACTGGTAAGAATGTACTACAAGAGTGCAGGCAATGCCACTGCTGGTATCACAGCCGGTACATGGGTACTAGTTGGTAGTCCTAACTGGACAGCTAGTCATCCCACAGCATTCAGTTCTGCAGCAGTGACTGGTACATTATCAGGTACATTGATTATCAATGACGTAAGCATCACAGTGGGTGTTAGTCTTGCTGCCTGTCTTTCCAGCATCAATACTCTAATGAACGGCAGCGGTATCACAGCCACTGTCAGCAACAACAGATTGTATCTATACAGCGACGGTACTTCCACAGCCACAGACGGTGATTCCACTGCGACCGCAGGCGGAACAGGTAGTATTGTTATCAGTGGAACAGCACTGGGTACTGGTACTGGTAAATTGAACATTGTTGCCGGCACATATATGTGCCCAGTACTTGCCCAACAACCACACACCAGCATACCGTTGTTTAAGAGATCAGATTTTGGATCTACTGTAAATGCTCGTCCTACAGGTTCTGTATGGTTAAAAACAACTGAGCCAAACAACGGATCTCGTTGGAGAGTAAAACGTTACAATCAAACTACTGATTCGTGGATGGCTAATGAAGCACCCCTGTATGCAACTCCGCACTCTGCACTATACTTTCTAGATAAATCCGGTGGTGGCGCAAATCTTCCTAAGGATGCATTATTTGTGCAAACAAATGCCCGTGAAGACGCAGGATCATATTCCGCTACCACTGGAGCAGTGAACGGTTTTGATGGCATGGATGAAACATTGGCCACTACTACTTTTAGATTGTGGAAAAGAGCAGCCAGCGGCACAACTGCAATTAAATCTAAAATTGTTACTACAGGCACACTGAGTGCAATATCAAGAACTTTCACAATCAAACAGTCAATTGTTGGCGATGCGGCACTAAGTGCAGCAAGTACATTTACATTTACAGCAGCAGCTACAGCCGATGATGCATTCACTATTGCAGGATTGATTAATGGTGCTAACTATGTTGACAGTGCTGGCGATGCTATCACAAATAATGTAGTGGCCAGTGTTACTACCAATAACGAATTGGTACTCACACACAAGACAGGTGGCGACATTAGACTAACTGATGTCACAGGCACTTGTATTGGTACATTGTTTGCAGCCTACAATCTAGCAACAGGTGCTGGAACTAGTAATTTCTATGCATTGTCAAGTGGGTTGGCCACAGGTGCACCAGAAAGTTATTTGGCTTCTTTGTGGATCCCACTGGTCAATGATGTGTTTGCCGCTACCCCAGATGCTCCATTAGAAGAACCAGCAGATGGTCAACTATGGTATAATCCTGCGTTTGGCGATGTGGATCTAATGATACACAATGGCACAACCTGGGTAGGTTATCAAAACTTTACAGGATACACTGGTACTGATCCTGAAGGGCCGATTGTATCTGCTTCAATGCCAGAAACACAAACTGACAGTACTGCACTAGTCAGCGGTGACATTTGGATCAGCACAGCTGATCTAGAAAATTTCCCAAGCATATACAAATTCAATCCTGATGCAGGTACAAAACTTGCACAAAAATGGGTATTAGTTGACAAGACTGATCAAACTACAGAAGAAGGTGTTTTATTTGCAGATGCTCGTGCAGGTACTACCGGTGGATCAGCTACTGCTGCACCCACTGGATCAATCAAAGACTTGTTGACCAACAACTTCTTAGATCCAGACTCGCCAGATCCAGATCTATATCCCAAGGGTATGTTGCTATGGAACCTACGTAGAAGTGGTGGAAATGTCAAGAAATACAACAATGGTTATATTGACACCACAGCAGACAACGAAAGACAATCTGGATCACCTAGTATGGAAGCATACTGGCCAGATCGTTGGACCACAGCTAGTCCTAACAATGAAGATGGTTCAGGCAGCTTTGGTCGCAAGGCACAAAGATCAGCTGTGGTTGCTGCACTAAAGAGTGCAATTGACACCAGCGAAGAAGCACGTGACGAAGAACGCAGAAACTTCAATATAATTGCTTGCCCTGGATATCCAGAAGCACTCAGCAATCTGATCAACTTGAATCTGGATCGCAAGGTCACAGCTTTTGTGGTTGGTGATACACCACTGCGTCTAAAGAGCGATGCAACAAGCCTAACAACCTGGGGTACCAACGCTAATCTAGCACTGGACAACGGAGACAACGGGATTGTTACCTATGATGAATATGCAGCGGTTTACTATCCAAATGGATTTACCACTGACCTTACAGGTGCTAACGCT